AGACATGTAAAACATAAAGTATTTTATGTTATGTTTTTCCAAAAAATATTGCACAAGTAATATATTTTGCAACGATTTAACTAACGAATTTTCTGGATCCCAATATTTTTCAAAAAATATTCTTTCATGTGTATCAGTTATAGCATTTAATATCTTATTTTTATTAAACAAAGAATTAAAATATTTTTTCATAAAACCGTAAAAATCTAAATATACTGGAAAGGATACATTTTTCCATTCAGAATTATATATGTAGTCCTCACGATTTACACCTGACCATTCTACACCTACCAGTATTTGTTCAGGGGGTATATTATTTTTTAATAACTCTGAAACTTTCTGTATGATAGTTGTAGCAATATAATAATTACCCATAGAAGTTTTACCTTCAGAATGTAAACTATAGCCCAAACTATTTGCTACAAATGTAGGCCATATTTTACCGTCTAAATTGATAATATCTGAAAAAGAACAACCAGATGTAACTAAGTGTTTCATTCAATATTTTGTGCTTCAACATATAGTGTTTGTAGCACACCCTTCAGTCTATTTGTATCTAGATCTGTTGTCACATTGTCAACATATTCATTCAACAATGTCATCGTGTCCTCTAGATTTATATTGTCATCACCGATAGCCTCATCTTCAAATTCAGAAAAGTCCTCGATAATTTTTAGTTCATTAAGATTAGAACTATACAACTTATCAACAAATTTGTCAAACAGTGAGAAGTCCGTTTTGTTAACAACAACTACCTTTACACAACATCCCGAAAGATTACTAAAAATATCAGAATCGACAATTGCTCTAAAAGATTCTGATGTGTCATCATAATGGAATTTGTGAAAGATGTTAAATGGATTTTGGATAAATTCAAGTTCGTCTGTGTCTGTATCATAGATATGAAATCCTCTAGGGTCATCAAAATCACTCCAAGTAATTTCGTAAGGGTTGCCAAGATAAGTAATGTTGCCGCGGCTACTCCTATGATGGAAGTGACCAGAACAAACGAGATCAAATTTCTGAAAAATACTAGGATCCATACCATGGTCATTTGCATGACCTTTATACATTTGAAAACCAGCAAGTTCATAGTGTCCAAAACATACTGTAGCATCTGTGTCATTTATAGCATCCATTGTTTGTTGGTAGTTGTCAGAACAAATCCAAGGCGTGAAAAGAATCTTTTTAGGCTTTAGTGCATTACCAAAAGTCAGTTCAGTTACCTCGGGATACACTGTAATATTATCATAGTCTGTTAGCAACAGCTCAGGTGAATTTACCTCGTTTGTATTCTTGTAATATGTATCATGATTGCCTGGAATCATGTGCATATCAATATCCAACTTTTCAGTAGCATCAAAGAAATATCTTTTACATTTTTTCAATGTATGAAAGTTGATATACTTACGGCGGTCAAAAATATCACCAAGGTGAATAACAGTTTTAATTTGTCGTTTTTCCAGTTCAGGGAAAAAACAATTATCATAAAACTTTTCAAAGAAGGAATCGAAGGGTAACGAATCCGACCTAGCACCAAAGTGTGTGTCAGTAATAAGTGCAATCTTCATTAGTATTTAATATTCTTTTCTTTTAAAAATTCACTAACCCATTTAGCAATATATTTGGCTGTTCCATTGGTGGGACCAAGCACCCAATTATTTCCTGCAGTGAATTGTCTGGCGTGACTTTTAAAGTATTCTTCCAGTTCCTCTATAAATTGTTCATCACTCATATTTTATAGGTCTCCTTTAACCAAGGTAGGATAACTTGTTTTGTAAATTCTTTATGTTGTGCATCATCTGGGTGACAGAGCCAATTTTGATCTTCAGTATTCACAATTTCATTCTCATATTTTGAAAAAGGTAGATCACAATTATTCTTACACCAATCAAATTCACCTTCTACGGGAAGCCAATTTTTTCTACTGGCTTGTAATAATTTATACTCCTCATTATCAGACTCTTCTAAAATTAATTCACTACATTGTGACGCCATACGAGTCATAAAATATTTTATGCCTTTGTTCTGTAGATATTGTTCAATTAGAAACTGCCAATATGTGGACATCAAAGCTGAATTCGTCAAATTATGTAAGTGAGTATAATAGGCAGTGGACAACTTATCCGTCCAGTGAGCATTCATAATTTTCCATTCATTCTGATATACTTCATGTCTATCAGTGCCTGACCACATTACACCTACTAAAATATCTTTGGCTGTATATTCTTGAAGTAATTTTTCAACACCTAAAATAATAGTTCGAGCAATATATTGATTTCCTACAGAAGATTTACCATAATTAACTAAAGGTATTTGTAATATCTCAGACAAAGGCAAAGGCCAACATCTAGTATGACCTTCTTCCGTTTCTGTAAAACTACACCCTGAGGTAAGCAATACCTTTACTTCACTCATACTTCTAGAATTTCCATTTCATAAATGCCTGAGTTTGCGCCATGCTCTCGACACTCAGCAGATACACAACGACATCTACCATCAGTCATTTTGTTAATTAAATTATCTGCAAAATAAAAAGCGTGTTCAGCAAACTTTTCACAACCGACACCATTCATAATACGAACATCCGCAAGACCTTTGTCTTGCAACTCCATAAGTTCTTTAATCTTTGGATCGTCTTTATCAATCGCAAGTGTGTGGTCAAATTGTTTTTCCAACCATTCCTTTAGTTGTTTCAGACCGCCAAAGTCTACAACCCAGTTCTTATCATCAAGAGTTCGGGCGGCAAACTTAAAACTAAATGCAAGTGAATATCCATGAATCAAACTACAGTGAGAATGTGTAGCCAATGGCTGTCTAAATGCACATGAAAGTCCACGATCATGCCCATATGTTTTAGTGCTGTAATACATCAATCAATCCTTTAGCCGAGAAGTATTCCTTTTCAAGAAACTCTCTGTTATTATGTATAGTCGAAGTCATATGATTTGTGTGAAAATCATCCATTAAATGACGAATACGGTTAATTAATTCATCCTTATATTTTGTGTAACCATTCATGTTTCGTGTCCATTTACTGTCATACTTAAATTCATCGTGATACATTTCTTTGTATGACAATCTATCTGGAACCATCGGAATAGCACCTGCACACAATGCCTCATAACATCCTATGCCTAGTGTCTCCTGTAAGTTTGCTGAAAATACCATTTTAGATTCACCCAACAACTTATGATAATCTTGTTTTTTCAGATCCATTTGCTGGCAAAAAATAAATTCATATTCGGGAAGTTCATGTGCCAAGTCTTCAAAAATATCTGGTTGTTTCTCAGGCGCAATTCTGTGTGGGAACAAAATTTTATTTTGTTTCTTTGTGCCTATTGTGTCACGCTCAATCTCATGTTTAAGATACTCCATAGGCCAACCTGTTCTGAATGACTTTGATTTAGAACCAAATGCTTTCTTAAACATTTCCACATGAAAGTCTGACGCAAACCAATTGTAATCAAAACAATGATAAAAACTTCTTTCAGCATTACGAACCCAATCAGCATCACCAATTAGTCTACCTAAGAAGTCTTGTGGGTCATAACTACCGGCATGCCACATGCCATGTGTAATAACCTTTACGCCCAATAGTTCTGACATATATTTAAGATTGATAATACCTGGATGCCAAGCATCTGCAAAAACAAAGTGGTCACCCTCTTTTATCTTATTGTCAGTAAACAATTCAGCAATCTTTTTTACTTGTTCTGCTTTGTAAATGTTTGTGCCTGAGAAGTTTAGAAATGCACCTGGTGTTGTGCAAGCCGCAATGTCTGCTGGACCTTCAATAATAGTAACATCGAGATTGTTATCACTTAACAGTGCAGGAAATTCTGTTTTCCATTGTGCTGTATAACGTGTTTCCACATATTCTAAATCAATCAAATAAATCATTTTTTACAATACCACCATTTTCATCATCTTCATAAACTTCAACTTGAACACCCCTGTCAGGATATTCCTTTTCAATATAGTCCATAAGATCTTCACAAATCATTTCACAAGATTTATAATCTAGTTGTAATGTTTTTTCATCATAAAGACTTTCGAGTTCACGTTTAAATAAAATAAACTCCACATCTCTATCATCATGGAATACGCCTAGTGTAACATAAAAATGAAAAATGTGTCTATGTGGATATTGTAAAAACTCTACACCAGGCAAATCTTTTGCGCCAGGATATTTGTGTATGCCTTCCTTCTGAAAGGAAACTTTAATATAAGACTTTCTCATGCAAACAATCCTTCAAGTGATGGTGGTTCGGAACTTCTTACAGCCGCCGATTTCATACTACCTCCAAGATACTGGTCATCCTGCCAGCGCATAAAATCCTCAACTGTCTTTACACTATACAAGTTTCTGTATTGATGTTCAAGTTTCATCTTGCCCGTAAAGCGCAAAATTTCTTCTTCACTGTGTAGCATTTGTTCTACACGGGACATAAAATTACGAATGCTTGACAAAACAAATGTATATCTAACTCTCAGCCATTCATCAAATGTGCCGCCTTCATCTTTCCATGCTTGCGAACCCATATTCAAAACTTTATAAAAGTCTTCAAGTGTTGAGCCGATATCAACAGTTTTTGAAATATCCTCATAAAAAATTCTATATCTATCATCAAAGTTTCTGTCATATTTTATTGTTGCCTCATTCATAAAATATAAGCCTGTTTCAGCCGCACGACTATGTGTTGTGCTATCATATGAGATTTCAATGTGGTCATACAACCCATTCTGACAAAAGATAAGATAAGGCAAAAGTCTGCGAACAGAACCAACACCTAGAATATGCAAATGTAATTTGTTTTGTTTGTTGCGCCAAGGAATCTGACTAGCAATAAAGGCACGTTTTACATCTTCAAGTGGACCAGTGCCTAGTGCCGCGGCTCCCATTGCAACCCCACCAATGCGTTCGCGGTCAGTCACAGGAACCTCAGAATACAATCTGTCAGCCCAGGTCATATAAGTGTCATAACAGTTTCCTTGCAAAATTGCAAATGGCGCACACTTGCTATCATGGTCCTCAAAAATTTCTAATTGTCGTTTTACATTTTGACCAGTCTTCTTAGCCATTTCTTCATAGTTATCAATATCAAAAATCCTTGCACCTACATCATTCCTATCAGATTTTCCTGATGTAAGTTTTACAGGAATCTCGTCAAAACACATACCGACATCAGCAGACTTTGCCTGATTCTCATAAATCTTTTCTTTCAGTTCTTCAGTAATTGTTTTACCGAGAGTAACAATTTGCAAGCCTCCAGAGTCAGCATGAATATTCTTGATACTACCTGCGTAAGGTTGGAATCGTTTACCAAAACTAGATTCCTGATAGGCATTGTAAAGTGCAGAAAATGTATGACTCTTATGTCCATGAACCATTTTTCCAAACAAGTCACGAACCATTTCCACACGCTCAGGAACTTGAGATACTTGAGGGTTACTCATTCTCATATAGCTTGTGCCTGAAACTACATATTCTAGGCTGTGCATTGCATAAACTCCGGAATAGGCCTGTCAGTCCAACGTGCAATTGGACGCTTGTATTTTTTGTAATAGTCCTGATATGCAACAATGGAATCTTCAGTCTTTACATCATCAGGCATAGCTTGTGCCATTTTTGTCAACGGACCGTCGGGCAAATTCTTAGGAAGTTTTGCAAGAATATGAAAAAGTTTTTCATCGGTGAGATGGCGTCTACGATAACGATGTGTGTATTCAAGACACAATTCACACCATAGTCGATATAACCAAACATAGTTTTCCTTAGATGCCCGAGTCCAAATACCTGAAGGATGATTAATATGTGAGGCTTTGTAAATTAGTTTCTCGTCCTCAGCATTGTTTAAACGCCAACGTTTAATGTTCCGACCATTAGCAGTTTTGTCCATATACATTTCACCATCAAGAACACGATGTGCTGTAGACATCAATTGTGCATACTCAATAATCATCTTGACCACATGTTTGTCACAATGTAATTGAGCGCATACTTTAGGATCTTCATCCAAGTAAAAAATGTTCATAGTCCAAGGCTCCGTTTAATTTCATCCTGTGCATCACGTTTACCCAAGTCGTAAACCTCACTAAACAAATTATATAGATCTGTGCCATTTAAGTCAAGCACATTTATTGATTCTGGTTTGCCTCGCATATCCTTAGTTTCAATAATCAAGCCATCAATAGCAGGGATAGGGCGAATTTGTGTAAAATTTTTGATAGTTTTTGTAAATGGATATGACATCATGTCCTCAAAATTTTCAATAATGTTTTAGTTTGGCTCATTGCATCATCAAGTGCATTATGATGTGTGCCGTCACTTTCTGACTTTCTTATTTGATTATTGTTTACACCTACAAGATTCAAAACTGTTCTATAACATTGAACTTTCCAAGGCGACCAAGGAATAGTAAGTTCAGTGTTCCAGTATGCTGATTCTAATATGGAGATATCGAAGGCGGCACCATTGCCCCAGATAATTGTTTGTCGGTCATTGCCAAACCATTCGGCAAAATTTTCCAACGCTTGGGTGACAGGTAATGGATTGACCGTCAAGGCCTTCCTAGCCTCCTTGCTTTGTTGACTCCACCACTCTACTGTATCTTTCGAGATATGAAGCCCGGCATCCTTGCAAGAATTGGCGTCTACATTTGTGTAGAAAGTGTCAAGCACTCCTTGTTCAATGTTAAAAGCTACGGCACCAATTGAGAGGATAGTGGCATATGGACGCACACTTAAGGTTTCAAGGTCAACCATTACCTGTCTAGTTGTATTATTCATATAGTCCTACTTATTCACAAAACTCATAAACTCATTACGAAGAGACTGGTCATCTTTGAAACCGCCTCCTAATTTACTCGTAACAGTAGATGAACCTACATCTTCAACACCTCGACTTTTTACGCAATAGTGTTGAGCATCAACGACAACAGCAATATTATCTGTATCGAGAATGTATTGTAGAGCATAATAAATTTGTTCAGTAAGGCGTTCCTGAATCTGAGGACGTTTAGCAAAATATTCTACAACACGATTAATTTTACTAAGTCCGAGAACTTTTTCGTTTGGAATATATGCAACAGTAGCCACACCATCAATTACAACAAAGTGATGTTCACAGTTAGATTGAACATTAATGTTACGCTCTATAACCATTTCATCATAATTCATTTTGTTATCTACTGTAGTGCATTTAGGAAATGCCTCATAATCAAGACCCCAAAAGATTTCATTTACATACATCTTCGCAACACGTTTAGGAGTTTCAGTAAGACTATCATCCATAAGATCTAGTCCTAATGTTGCCATAACGTCTGTGAAAAGTTTTTCAATAGTATCAATTTTATCTGTTCGACTGATACCATTATCTTTAACGGGTGTTTCCACGCCACACTTTACTAAGTGTTCATGGACTTGGCGACCCAACTCAGGGTCTGTCTTTGTTTTATTGTAAGCCATTTATTACTCCTTCCTTACACGAGCTATGACTGTTTATATTTATTCCCACGGGAAAATTACCCATCGACTATCATTGTAATATTCTTTTACCGCATAGTCAACTAGTTTTGTATCTATTTTGGTTGTAAGAACTGCAACGTCTGTATTAGGATGATTTGCTTTTACTTGTGTTAGTGTTAACCCAGAGTCACAAATATCATCTACAATTAAAACTTTTTGTTCTCTGTTTATGATATTATTTAGACGTCCATTCTCTTGAAGTCCCCCATCGCGTGTCTGCCATACGACCGAATCGTATTTTATTCCTAGTTTATGGCTAATCATAACAGCAGGAGTCACGCCCCCGCGAGCAAGTCCTATAACCATTGTGTAACCTTTGTCTTTAATTTGTTTACACAAGTCATCTACAATATTGTCAATATCTCGCCATGACAGAATGATATTTTCAGGATCTTTGTATGTCACTGTATAATCTCCTACCTCAGCAAATGATGCGGTTGCATTGTCAATTTTCATATGATAAAACATTTTATGTCCCTATTTGATTACCAAACACATAGGCATGGTTTCGTGTTGCCACAAAGTATCCTCGGTCCATTGCATCTACAGCAATGTCAGAAATAACTTCTTGTTGTTCTTTAGTTGCACCGACAGGCATAACCCAAACCTCAGGCAAATCTGTTTCTCCAAATACTTCTGTAAGTTCTTGCATGTTGTTTTCTATTTCATTCCAAGATTCATCAGTTCCATTACAAACAAATTTAAGAATACTTGTTGATGAAGCTACAATATCTGAGTATTGTAAAATTGTTTCAGGTTTCCAAGCATCTTTTTCACCGGCAGTATGTAACAGTTTAGGACTAATAGCAAAGTGCCAACGAATGTCATCATTGTTTTCAATAAACTCTTTAAATAAAGGCAATAGAGGTTTTGTGCCGTTTGTTTCAATAGTAATTGTTTTTGGACGATTGTTTCTCGAAGTAAGTTCTTCAACAATAGCAACCATATGTTTTTGTCTTAACATAGGTTCGCCGCCTGTAAAACACAACATTGTATCTGTCTTATAACCATCACGAACAAACTTGCCACCTGGCAAATGTGCCTCAAATTTATCGCACACTTGTTCTATTGTCTCAGATGGACAAAGATGTTTAAACTTAAATGACCATGAATATGAGGAGTCACAGCCTTTATCAAACACAGGAAGTTCCTCAACATTTGAAATACTATCAGGATCTACATCCTTGTATGGAAGTTCCCATGTATTTTCATCGGCGGGATTTGTTTGACCAAAGCCATTACATTCAAGATTACAACCAAAGAAACGTAACCACACAGAAGGTTTACCTGCGAGTTCGGCTTCACCTTGGAAGCTAAAGAATATTTCGGAATATTTTACATTCATAATAAACTTTATACACTAATTAATTATAAAAGTCAAGTATTTAATTGTCCAATTCTTTGAGTGCATCAATTTTTTCTTTTGCATACTCAATTGCTTGTTTATCATCCAAATATTTTGGACGGCGTTTTACTAACTTTTGGTCAGCGTGTTTTTCATTCAACGAATTGGCTTCGTCAACTTGTTTACGCATATAGTCCAAAAACTCTGTTGTGCCGGGGTCACCATCGGAGCCTTGTGTTAACAGCTCTTGCATATCAATACTTTGAATATACTTATACTTTGTATCCAATTGTTTCTTTTCCTTTTGAATACGGCGTAAAAAAGCATAATATGTAATTTGTGTAAAATATGCAAATGGATTCTTAGACTTTTCAGGATCAAAATTATCAATGTATGTAATACAATTTTCAATCCCATCCAAAATCATTTCGTCACGGAAAGTGTAATTAACAAAGTTCGACTTGTAAGCAAGATGGTTTGCAATTTTAACCATACATTCTCCCAAGTAATTTGTTACCCGAGGTTTTTCCTCGCCCGCCGCTTCTGCGGCAAGACGTCTCTCTCGATATTCAGATATAGCTTTAAGGAACTCTTTGTTGTCAATGTAGTGAGCTCCCTTCTCACGTTTTTTAGGCATATTGGTCCTCCATCATAATTTAGTGCTTGACTTCTTTGTGGTTCTATGTGTATAATCGCTCTGTAGCGTTTAGGAAATCTTATTATCCTTTTGTGCTTCTGCATACTGTATTAGTGTTTCAATCTCTTCTTCAATTTCTGCTTGTTCTACTTCTGTTTCAAAAAATAAAACATTTACCATTTTTTCATAACCTTCGACAAATTCTTCTTTTAAGTCAACCACCGTTGTGATGCGGCGGGCGTTAATCGACATCAGTGTCTCGTCTGAAATGCTGATCCAAGGTTTCATAGAATATTTTTCAATAACCTGCTCTCCCTTAAGATGAGCCTCAGAAATAATTTCAATCGGATATAATATCTGAACAAAATTATTTTCTGTAAAATCATCTTCCATGGTTGCAACTACAGTTTCGCCGCTTTCAAACTTAATTACTTTTATTTGATTGTCCATTAGTTGGTAACCTTACTAGTTTATATTTAAAACCTTCTTCATTATATAACTTAACACGTTCAATCATATGATTCAATGTATAATTCTTCTTGGATTTCCAAGAGAGATCATCGCCAACATCATACAAATTACAGGAAGTTTTATTATCACCTAATCTCAAGCCTCTACCAATTGACTGTAGATTTCTAATTCTACTTTTAGATGGCGATGCGAAAACAACATTATGTAAGTTCTTTATATTTATGCCTGTTGAGAACGTGCCATATGAGGCAATAATAATTGCATCGTTTGCTTTTTCAGTAAGTTCCCTAATTTTTTCACGTTGGTCAGTTTCAGTTCCGCCATAAACAAAATATACTGGGCGGGGGTCCTCAACCTTTTGTTTTACTCTGTCAAATAAATGGCGACCATGTTTGTCAACAAATTGAAAAAGGACTAATGTATTTCCCTTTTGTGAGGCTGTTAAATTAGTTAAGATAGAATTTCTTTTAGGATGTGCTACAAGAAAATCCATTTCTTCTTGATATGTCATATCCTTAACTGCTTTACGATCCTCATCCGAGTATTCCAACATAAGACATGTAACATTTAAATTAGCAAGTGAGCCTTTGTCAATAAGTGTCTTTGTAGTTGTAACCTTATACACACGACCAAAGCATCCTTCCAAAACAAGTTTATGTGTTTTTGTTCCGTCTAATGTGCCTGTTGTCCCTATACGATGTTTTGCACTTAGACACTTATTCATAATACCTGTCAGCGACTTTGCCTTAAACAAGTGTGCCTCGTCACCATATACAGCATCAAACTTTTCATACCATTTTTTAGGAAACTTGTAAATAGACTGCCACGTTGAAATAGTAATAGGAAATTCATTAGACTTTTCTTTGCCACCATAGATACGATGACAGTTTTCACTAACCATCCATTCATCGTCACTTGCATAATCCTGGAAGTCACTATACATTTGTTCTACAAGGGACGTTGTAGGGACAATAAGTAATTGTTTTTTATTCCTTGCTTGTAAGTAACGTATAAGAACATAAAGAATAAGAGACTTACCACTTGCCGTAGGTGACAACAACAATGCCCTGCCTGTTCTAATACTTTCAGCAATAGCCTCAATCTGATAATCTCGTATTTCAATAGGCTTACCGCCACTGTGTAATTTCAAAGACTCTGCAAATTTTTTAACATATTCAATTGATACGGGGTCGCCCACATCTTCAATATCAACATTAATTTTATATTCTAATTGTCCAGCGAACTCCTCAAGATAACTTAGAAGTCCTACAGGTAATTCTTTTGCGTATATGTTAAACAGCCTTGCTTTACCATCCCACATACGAGAACGATACGCAGGCATAAACTTTGCACCCGGAACCTCAAATGTAAAGAAGTCATTAATTTCCTGTGCGACACTTACGTCACACTCTACATTAAGACTTGCTTCATTCTTTTTGGTTACTGTAATCATTACATAAGACCGTTTGTAAATTTAGTCCATTCAATACTGTTTTTAATATCCCATGTGCGACTATTTAGATAACGCATAACACGTTCTAAGAAGTCTGCTACTGTTCTAATATATTCGACTTTGTTTGTTTGCTCAATGACATCATCATCTGCATCCAACATATCATTCATATCCTGTTTCAATGGCTTAGGACCAAGATACTGTTCCCAACTTAAAGCATCCAGTTCCTGTTTACTAAGTTCACCGCGATAATATTGCATTTTAACACGGCGCAGTTTTAGTAAAGCTGCCTCAGACTTACGCAATTGTAAGCGAACATTAGACATGTGATTAAGATACTTGGAGTGTAGTTCTGGTATTCGTGTGCTTTCAGAACCGAGATTGAGTTCATCAATCTTACTATCTTCAGCCCACGTTTCTTGAAGTTCTTTCAATGTAATCATAATAATACTTTATCATCTTTATCCAAATAAGGACCTTGTTTTACTTCGATGATTTCACCTTCCTCTAAAAATTCAAATCCATGACCGCCTGAAACTAACAGGACCACATCACCTTTGCGTAATATTTTAATTGAAAAAAGTTTGTGGTCATCATCATAAAAATTAGCTTGTATAATACCTGATTTTACAAAAAGAGTTTCCTGTGTTTTGGAAATTTCCCTAACAACCTCACGGTGTTCATGTGGAGGTATCACATGTCCTTTCGGGCGTTTCATATAACCTAATTGTTGTGATGATTCGTTAGATGTGAAAAAATGAATACCATCTTTTTCAAAATCATTTCGTAAAATGATAGCTCTTGTTTCACCATTTAATATTACATTATCAATCATACATTAACTACGAGGTGTTTATTTATAAGTAAGTTAGCACGAAACGGTATAGAAGTCTATATGTTAGGTGACCGTTTCGATTTTAAACAATCTGTATCTAAACGCGGCAACACCAACAAAATAATTTTGGTCGCCAGAACTAATATCAAAATCTAAGCCTTCAAGACTGATAGGGAAAACATCTGTAAATGAAATTCTTAGATTAGGGTTGTTATTAGAATCAAGGACAAACAAATCTGCATCACTAAATTGTGCTGATTCCTTGCCCCTACCATTAGGAAAGCGGTATGACTGACTATCAATAAGGTCTGTAAATTGTTGATGACTTTCAGGTGAGCCTAGTCCGAGTAACCAATTGTAAAGTTCATTGTAGTTTGCCATATCCTCTTGAACAAGGAATCGAATGACAAGTTCACCAAACTGTAATTTTTCACCTGGAAAAACAAGTGTGGACAAGGGTGTTTCTACAGTAGGACTTCCAATTGAAACTTGTGGTAAGTTGGCTGCCTGACAAAAGAAAGAAACATTAGGAATATTATGAACCTGAAATCTAAAACCATTCGGTCTCAGAAAGTCAAGTTCCTGTGGATTACCCGGATCATTTTGCCCTGATTCTTGGATGCTGGTGATAGGATTATAAGCCATTGTTTCTCCTTATACCATATTTATAACGAAAAGAAAACCCCGGAACATAAGTTCCAGGGCCTCCTCAATAAGTGCCGCTTAACACGGTCTTATTATCTAGCTTACATAAGGTTAGTAACTTTAACGCTTCTGTAATATTGGTTACGGTCTGCTGTAAATGTGTCAGCATCTGTTGTGCCGTCAGACTGTGTAACGTATGGGTTAGCGACCATGCCGTAGCGTGTCTTAAAGCCGATTTTTGGCTGGAAGGTGCTAGGGTCAAGAGCGCGGACCATTTGCAGTGGGACGTATGGGCAGTAGAACAGACCAGCGTCATATGCAGATGAACCTTTATAACCTACAACGTAGAACTGACTTGCGGCGCCAGTGTTTGCACTGTATGGGTCGATATAAACTTTGTAGCGACCATTCAATGTACCAGCAAATGTGTTGCCTGTGTCGTCAACATTAAGGTTTGTGTCAAGGGCAGGAGTGTAATCAAGAACACCAGCCATTGCAAGGGCACTAGCAACATCTGAAGAACAGATGATGAAGTTACCTTTACCGCGACGTGTGTCTTGTGCGATTACGTTGGCGTCACGTTCAATGTTGAACAACAAGCCTTTGAAACGCTCAACGCTCCAACGACCATTTGAATCAACGTCAAGGTCAAACGTGCCGGCAGTAGCCGTGCTAGCAGAACCAGTTTTAGCAACTTTGTAAATTGTTCTGATAACTTCACGGTTAATTTCAGCCAGGATTTCCTGTGACAAAATGTTTGACAACTCAGACTCAGCATCGAGACCATGAACAGCTTTCAGGTCCTGAGCAAGCTCGATTGTGTATTCTGCTTTCAGGGCGCGTGTTTTAGCCGTTACAGTTGTTTTCTCGATTGAGAAAGCCATTTCGTTGAGTGTAGTTCCGTCACCAAAACCTTCACCAGTTGCAGTTGCAACGCCGGTGCCTGTTGTGTATGTGCCGTCTACTGGGTTAGAACCGGCGTGTGTGCCTGAGCCAGCGAAGTCAGTATCGGCTTCGTTGAACAGAGCTTCTGTGCCAGTTTGTGAGGCGTAATGTGATTTCATTGCAAAGATAAGTCCTGTTGGACCTGTCATTGGCTGAACACCACATACGTCATATGCCATAAGATTAGGCAATGCACGACGGACCAGTGAAATCAATACTGGATCGTAGTTGTCAATGCCTGCACCTGTTTTGTTTTCATGTGTTGCTTCGAAAACAGCCTGACGCTCTTCGCGAATGGCTTTCTCTTGGTTTTCGAGAACAACAGTAGTAACAGCACGTTTGTGCGGGTCTTTAATGGAACCCAATTCTGGGTGCTCCAGGACTGGTTCCCACTTCTTTTGAAGTTCTTCTGAGAGATACATTTTTGTTTCCTCTGTTTAGTTGGTTATATATTATTTATAAAAAATTACTTTTTAACTGCTTTTGAAATAGCGTTGGCATAAATGCTCATTGGCGAATTGCCATCGACCATTTCCTCAGCCACAGTATCGTCCATTTTGTCATCGTCAGTAGCTCTTACTTTAGGGAAATAGTTTTCCTTAATGACAGCTACTTTCTCAGCAAACAAGTCCTGATTATCAAACTCTACGTCCTCAACCAGTTTAGCAAGTTTTTCTGCTTCGGTTACAGTAAGATCCGTTGTAGATTCAGCAATTATTTTACTACGCAGGAGGTCTGTTTTTTCTGCTACCATTGCAACTTTATCCTCAATAGACTCGTCAAGTTTAGACTTGAGTGAATCAATTTCGGCTTGCATTTCACCTAGCACATCATACTTTTCAGTAGGCACTTCGATGTAATGCTCGGAAAAGAGAGTTTGCATACCCTTGATAAAGTCTTCGGTAATTTCTGTGCGAAGACCATGCTCAACAGCAAGTTCATTCTCTTTCATCCAATTCTCAGCAACGTATGAGAGATAGCCGTCAATTTTTTCGACCATTTCTTCTTTCAATGTTTCCTGAGCGATACGGGCTTCTTCAGCCAGTTCTTTTTCAATTTCTTCTACTTCAGCAGATACGCGAGCAGTGACAACAGCTTCAAACAATGAGGCAGCTTTTACTTTAAATTCTTCGGAAAGACCATCTTCGTCACCGAACAAACCTTCAATGTCACCATCGAAAAGTGTTTCTTCTTCAACGACTTCTTCGTCTTCTTCCTCGTCCTCTTCAACGACTTCTTCTTCGTCGTCTTCGATTTCTTCTACTTCTTCTTCATCATCTGTTACTTCTTCAAGTGTTTCTTCGTCAGAGACTTCTTCGTCCTCACGCACACCCTGAGATGTAGGTTGATTTACAACAGATGCTGTATCTGTGCCGCCTTCAAAATTAGGGGCTTGACCAGCGCCAGTAGTAGCAGGAGCAGTAGCAGTTCCTTGTTTTCCAATAGCGGCTTTACCGATTTCAGCAGTAAGACCACCATTCTTGTCACCAGTGCCTGAAAGGTCAACCATTTCAGGACTAGAGTTAGATGAACCTTGAGCAGGCATTGATGCGTCTCCCTGACTCTTATCGAGTGGGCGAGAAGCAGCTGCCTCGTCTAGTTCATTAGCTTCTTCAGTGAGTTCCGCTTCTACTTCGCGGCTCTTAGCAAGAAGCTCTCTGATTTTGCTTTCTACAGCCATTTGTTTTTCTCCTAATAGAGTTTTATTAATGTCTAAATTATTTATACTTTTTTAGATTTTGGACAACTTATTTAAGAAGGAGTTAAAAACATTTAGTTTAGCTTCTTCTAGTTCATGCCGAGGCGTAGCTTTGATATATGCTTGTGCCTGCTCTATTTCACGAGCTTGCCATACACCATCAACCATTACCCATTCACGAGATTCCATAATACCTTCTACATAAGCATCTGGTGCTGATGGGTCAGCAACAATATCCGCCGCAGTAGCAAGAACAAAGTCATCCTGAACCTCGTTGATTCCGTCTTTTTCTTTAATTGAGCCAAGTCCTCTTGAACTAACGCCTAATTGTGCACCTGCTTCAATAAGATTAGATGCAATTTTACCCATTGGTGTATCCAAAACTTTAGCTCTACCAATGTAATTATCACCACTTTCTTTAAGTGATGTAATCATGTGGGACACACGATCCAAATTAAGAGTTGGACCTTCCGGGTGACCTAGTTCACCGAGAGCTCTTTTCTTATCAATTTGCTCTGCAGTGTAACGTGCAACTTCCTTTTGCATAACCTCTTTAGGATATACACGACCATTGCGGTTTTTAAGATTAGACTGTAAGAACACACCCTCAATATATAGGGTCTTCTTGCCATCTTTTTCTTCTTGGATATATTGAATTTCTTCTGTAAGTTCTTTAATAAGTCTCATTAGCCTAGATCTCCCTGGTTCTGATGTTGTTGTGAACCGTAACCAGAAACTTTGGCAGCCTCTATAATAACGGTACCGCCATTACCACCTGAGATAACAACTTCGATATCACTACCTTGTTCGTCATCATCAGAGAAACCATAAAATTCTAACTTACCATTGAGTGAAAGCTCGAACAACATCTTACTGTTTCTTTGAACAATCGCTCTTGCACTATCTGATAAAGCCCAGTGAATAGCTTTGATATTTGCTTTAGGCGAAGACTGTGTTTCGGTTGATTTTTTTAATGTTGTTGCTAACGCAATTGTGCCTGTAGCGGCAGTCCCTCGGACGGCAACTACGCCTTGAGTTTGCGTCAATTTAAGTGTGTCTACTGTGACTGCCATTTACTATTCCTTAGCTTTTTTTCTTTTTATGATTGCCGTGACTGCCCTCTTCAAGAACTTCGAGAGCATAAGTTTCACATGTTTCAATACCATGCTCAAACATTACTTTATACCACCAAACTTTTCCCTGTGCGTCTGGTTCTGCATGTTCACCCATAATAGGTTTGCCTTCACCATACTTAGGGTGAATAACTTTTGTAGCACATACATGTGTAAGACTAGGATCTTCAGAGCTGCCTTGTTTAGGAGGAGTCTCGTCACCTTTTGTACCTACTTCTGTTGGATGATACGCTGTGGGATCGTCCATCTTAGGCTTTTCTACCGGGATTGCTTCTTCCCGAAAAAGTTTAAACGTCTTCATTTTCTTCCTCTGTTTCTGTTTCAGGCTCTTCAGTTTCTACTTCCGCTTCTGCTTCTGTCTCTACTGGTTCTTCAGCCTCACCTGTTTGATCTGGCATAATATCAGATGCATCAGCCACGTCACCTTCTGGTTCAACTGGCTGATTAAAAATGGACGCCGCTACTTCTGCTTTTCTGTCGGAAACAAGACTATCTGCTTTGTATCCAACAACATCATTAAATGTAGCCTGAGCATCAGTCAATTTACCATCAGCCCATTGGTCCATCATTTTACGAATACCATCTTCATTGCGTTTCCAGGTTTCGTCATCCATATGTTTTATTTCATTTTCACTCATTGTTCTGTCTCACCTTCTGGTTGAGGCTCTACAGCCTCAGCTTCACTATTTATTTCACCATCAATTCTTGCAACATCCTCGTCAGACATACGCAAAATTTCTTTCTGGACATATTCTTTACTGAAGAATTGTCCTACATATCCTGCAACACCATTAAGAACTTCAATTCTACTACGCAGAATTTCTTGTTCCTTTGACTCTGTATAATAAGCATCAGAGGCAAAGTGGTATTTAAGATCTTGTCTAATGTCTGACCAGTCATCCTCAGTAATAATACCCTTGAGTATCAACTGTGTTTTTAGTAAGTCATCAAACAAAGAACTAAATCGGCGGCGCAGTTTTGCGATAAACTTGGTAAATTTAAGTTCGTCACGGTTAATTTCCGCAGAACGACCAAAGTTTAATCCAGCCTGTTGTTCCAAACGCGATACAGGTACATTAAGTGCCTGATACAGTTTACGTTGGAAATAATCAACGTCACCTGTTTCACCTAAGTTCTGTCCGCCTGGCAATGTTTGAATCTCGGTTCCTCTACCACCTTCACGGCGTGGCATCCAATAGTCTTCAAGCATTGACATAAACTTTTTATCATCACGAATCTCACCAGTGTTGCCATCATAAACAAGTTTGTTACGATAGCGATCCATAATATCTTTGAGATACTGCTCTGCTTTAATCTTAGGCAAGTTGCCAGTATCCACATAAAAAATTCTTCTTTCAGGTGCTCTTGTAATACGATAAATTACAACAGCATTTTCCATCATTCTAAGTTGGTTTGCTGGACGGATTGCTTTGTGTAGATACGACAAAGGAATGTTTTTGTCCTGGTCAACCAAACCTGAAGGGCAATATGAAATAGCATCTTTGCTAATTTTCAGTGCCTTGTCATCTAAAGTAGTTGTAGACTTATACTGACCTGGCTTACTTGAAATACCCTTATCATCATATATAAAATATTCATTGATGTTCTTAATGAACTGGACCCCTGTTTGAGGATCCTTTTCTTTTTTTACTTCTCTAACTTTACGGATTTTTCGAGGATCAATATAACGAATATCCGTAATGCCTTGTTTCGGTTTCGCTGTATCAATCACTTTATGAAAATAGATACGACCATCAATATACCAGCGTCTGAAATAATCTTGCGCTCTGTTGTCAAAGTCAAATAATCTAAGAACGGTGTCAAACTCTTCTTGAATAGCCTTCTTTACTGTTGTAGACTGATTAATATTATCAGTGTTAACAATAACAGGCTTTTCATCATCTAGGTTAGATATGGAATCGTTGATAATATCTTCAATTGCCATATCTATATCTGACATCATAGATATATCTCTATATCTTTTTATCAGTTGTTCTTCGGTGTTTGCAACACCATCTACATCAAAGTAGGTACCATAATATCCACCGCCTCGGATGGACTCTATTGCACCCTCATCGGAAGGAGCCACAAAGGACTTTTCAGTCGCGGCGGGCTTCTTCCGATTGATTTCAAAACCAAAAATTTCCATATTAAATATCTCCTACACGTTAGATGTGATTATGCTACATCATAATGTGTGTATTGGAATGTCACTGTAAATTCTTCAAAGATATCATTCTGTGCATATTGCAAAGCGATCTCTGACATGTTGATTGGGAAGGCATTACGCAGTGTGTATTTACCACCAGCTAATACTTCATCGTTACGATCCAGATGTTCGACCATAATATCCGCTTGATAATCGCTTGGTGTAAGAACACCTGTGTTATCTTCACGGTCATTAAGTCCATTCATCCACTCCTCGAAAGGAGTGCGCAGTGAAAAGTCCGAATCGTTTACAATTGTAATTGTGAACGGATCGAAAATTCTCTCACCAGCAAGTTTAATCTCACGACCTCTATACTGGATAATTGCTGGGTTAACGTTGGAAGCTGGGAGTGCCGCACCAGTTACAAGCAAACTATAACTATTATCCACGTTACCTACATAACCTGGGAAAGCTAATGTCACTCTAAACTGGTTAGGTCTTGCTCCACCTGCGCCTAGCCTAGCCTTAAACTCTTCAATATTCATTTTTATCTTCTCCTGATTGAATTATTTATCTGATTAGGCGCCAAGCTCTTCAAATGAAATGCCTGTGCGGGTTGCAACAAATGTCAGTGTAATAAAGTTAATAGAGCGGGCAGGCTTAATGAAAATGTCTGCTCTAAACTCATTAGCATCTACTACCTGAGCTGTGTTATTTGTTTCGTCACATACGACACGGAAGTCATAAATGCCTCTACGACCTTGAACATCACGTAAGAATGGCTCAACCAAACTACGGAATTGTGCTCTTGTAAACGCATCGTTAAATTCAAACAGTTGGAATTTAGCTGCCGTTGCAATTGCTTTTTCAAGAGTGATAAACAATCTACGAACGTTAATACGGCTAAATGCACTTTCTTTTGCCAACATTGTTTTGTCACCAAATAATACAAAGCCGCTACCTTGGAAACCAACAATTGGGTTTGCGCCGCCTCTGTAAAGTGTATCGCGATCTGATTTCTTAGGATTAAATGCAAGTTTTACTGCATTTTTAATTTGTCCTCTGTTAAAGCCTGCAGGAGAGAACCATGGGTCAGCTTCCAAATCAGCAGTTACACATGTTCCTGCTGTGTCGCCATTACATGGAATCCAACGATACTTATCATTGTATTTGTCATACATGTATTTCCAACCCGTATCAAATACGGCATATGAAGAACGTGTGTATAATGTCTGTGTGCCTTGAATTGCTGTGACCTCAGAACCTGCGTTGTTTACAACATTTGCTTTTGTAGGTGAAAGGAATACCATGCAATCCTTACGAATATCCGTAATATTGTCAATGATATAATCACCGACAGTTGCACTATGAGCACCAGCAAGAAGTAAGTTTACATCTACTTCTTCATCATTAGCAAACAAGTCATAACCTGATTGTAAATCACCATCTGCAGGTGAAGTATCAACACCACCTGTAAGTGAAACGTTAATATCATTAGAAGATGAAACAAGATCATCAAAGGATGTGCCGGCAGCCTCACTACCCCAGTTTGTGCCATCACCTGGATGGTCCATCCAATAAATCCATTGGGACTGGTTGTTAATTACGTTTTTATAGAAGTTACTCTCGTTTTGGTCGTTTTTAGCATCAGACGCTTTAGACAAGCCTGCAAATTTTTCCAGAACTGTGCCTGCTGTGCCTGTGATTTTACCATCTTCATCCACAACAATAATATGTAACTCGTCATACAAACCACCTTGATTTGTTGCATATTGTGTAGTTACAGGTGTGTAATCAAAGTTAGACTTATATGTCCAATCTGTTGAAAGAGTAGCCGTTGCAGTTGCGCCTGTGCCGCCACCTCCAGAAAGTGTTACTGAAGGTGCTGTTAAATAACCAGCACCACCAAATGTAACAGTAATTGAAGCTACATTGGAACCAGACAAAGCCGCAGTTGCAGTTGCTTGAACACTACCGCCATCTGGTGCGGCGATAGTAACTGTTGGTGCAGATGAGTAACCTGAACCACCTGCTGTAACAGCAATTGAAGCTACAGATGTGTTACCATAGGTTACAACATCAGCAACACCTACTGCAAGTGAATTACCTAAAGTGCCTGGGTATTTTGCGGCCCATGGTCCAACAGTAGCCTCACCTGCTTCGTAGGATGCTTCATATGAATCTAAATTTCTAATTTGAACAGCCGTTCCTGAAGTAACAGCATTTCTACCTGCCGAACCTACTTCACGAACAACCTTAAGGGCTGAACCGTAAGCAAGAAAGCTAGCTGCCGTCAGAAAATCTGTAGAAGTTGTATCTGTAGGCTTACCAAAGCGGTCAACTAAGTTGTTCTCGCTATCAATGGTAATAATTTCTCGGGCAGGACCCCAACTAAAATCACCAACAAAACCGCCAATGGTTGTGCCAACCGCTGGGACTACATTGGTAGCATCTTGTTCCTGAACGAGAACGCCTGGGGAAAGCTGAAAAGCCATTTTATTCTCCTCGAATTGTTAAGCGTTTTTCTTTATTAATCTGCTACAGAATATTTATAATTCTTTTATTTTGTGTCCGCAAACATCCAAACGTCACCGCCTATCACTTCCATTTCAGGTTCCGATCCGTCTAGAATCTCACCGAATGGTGTGAGGTCATTCTCAATCATACGCATTTCAGAATTATATATGCCTTCACGAACATTAACATTTGTTAAGTCACTAAAGAATGAATTGGTTGTAACCCAACCAAACAATACTAAACTCATAACCAAGTCATCGTGATAACCTTCGTCTGCCTGAAATGTGCCACTTCTTTCAATAAACGTGGAAAGTTCTTGAATAATATCTGCATCGAAAAGCAAAAGTTTCTTTTCTTCCATTAAACTTTTAAATGCAAAACAGCCTTGTCTTTTTACTGCTTTAGATGTTGTAACTCCTAAACGTGCCGTTTTGCCAAATCCAGGAGTAATATATTGTTTTCCGTTTTCTGTAACAGTTGTAAAAATGTTTTCATATTCATTTTCTTGATGTAGAATGTCTAATACTTGTTGTCCTATATCATTGGATTCAATCATTACAAAGGCATTATTGTAGTCTCGACCTACTTTGTCAATAATATTGGGATACAATAATGGTGAAATTTTATTGTGTCTATATTTTGCAACAACCTTATAGGGCATTGCGGTTACATCCATTACAGTAAAAGCAGAATAATCTCCTCCTATACCTCTTGCAACGTCTGCAACCAATACATAGTATTTATCCTTTTGAGGTTCTTCATAAATATCCAAACCATCATTCGTATAATTAGGATCTATAGAACTTAATACTGCAATAGTTTTACCATTAATTAATGTGTTGGATGAACCAAGAAACTCACATAAAACTTCCTGATTAAATTTTAATTCACCTAGAAGTTGTAATTGTTGCTCTGCCCATGCTTCATCTCTGCCAGGTATCTCACTGTAGGGAATAAACATATTCTTAAAACCATTGGTGCCTTTTTCAGATTCATTCCAGAACTTCCAAAAATGATTATAACCTAAGGGTGTTGATGTAAGCAGAATCTTTGTAGTTTCACCGGCAGAAATAGTTGGATATACTGATGTAAAAAACTCATCTGCAACATTATTAGGAATAATTGCCGCCTCATCAATGTAAAGCCAGTTTACTGATTTACCTCGAATACCACTTGCCGTTGTAGCGGCTGTAAATACACGGGAGCCATTTTCAAGATCCACGTCACCCTTGTTCCAAGTTTTAACACCTTGTTGCATCCATATAGGAAGATTTTCATACATAATTTGATATCTAGCCAACACTTCTCTAGCCGCATTACTTTTGTTAGCCATAATTGCAACAGTTTTGGAATCTTGAAATATAGTGTAATGTAGAATACATGCGGCCGCGGTAACTGTTTTGCCTTGCTGGCGTCCCTCCATAAGAATACAACGCCTATTATCCATTATGAAGTCTACTTTTTTCTTTTGACAATCATATAATTTAAAAGGTTGTAGCCCTTGGTCAAGTGTCACAATCATACAATAATTTTCAATAAAGTATATAGGGTCTTCTTTACACTTCATATATTCTGAAATTTGTTCCTTATTCCAATCGTGTTTATACCCTACCCGCTTTAGGTTAGGATTACCATGATAGGAGGTATCCTCAGTCTTTTCTATCTGTAGGGACATTTTCAATCGTCTTCTGTTCGTCATTTATTGCTTTTAACAAATCAGAAGTGCTTCCATTAAATACAATGTTTGTTTGTTTTTCAATCTTACTGGCGACTTTACCATCAATTTTATCAATTTTTTGTTTGCGCTCCTGCACATCCATAACATCCTTTGCTTGGTCGCTCATAGTTTTTATTAATTGTCCGGCGACCTCAAATGCACGAGGATTATCTGAGTTTTGTGCTATTTGCAAAATGCCTTGAATTGCTTCTTCACCATATACCATTGCCCTTTTCAAGGCATTTCTAGCT